CCCCGCGATCCAAGATCGCTGTTCGCCATAGGCAGGTAGTGAAGCACTCTATCCTCCTGGGCGGAGCCCCTGTTCATACCTTATTCAGGTACGAACGAGGAACCGTGCCATGGTGGCCTGAGTGGCAGCTACCTCATAACTAGCACGAGCGGGATTAATCCCCTCCGTCCTAGGAAGTGGCTTGATCCTAGTGCCTGCGACTTTGTCTCAGACACTTAGGTTTAGGCCAAGAATGTCTGGATTCACTGAATCCATACACTCTTGGGCCCTATCAGCCAATATTCCTAAGACGGGGAGTACTTCGTACTGCTCGTCTAGAAGCTCGGCTTGGTCGACCGGCCCAGCAGGAAGAGTCATAATGGACTCACCCATGATCTTAGATCATCGGCGAGTTTCCATCATTACTCTTTCTGCTTCACGCGCCATCATATATCGGTAAGCGGAAGCTCCGACTGTGTTGAGAAACTCAACCAGAGTCGGATCCTTCCAGTTACACGATAACCACACTGGGAACAGCTGCCGGTAGCGCCTAGCGCATGCCGCCACCTGGTCCTGTGGGGCCCCAACTAAGTTGGATATGAGGCTTGTTGCTTCGAATCAGGTAGTTAGAGAGCGACCTAGTCGCCCTCTAGCACCGTGGATTCGAAATAACTCGTGTACAGACCGGGGTTTGCACTTGGAAATCTCTGGAAAGAGCGTCCCTCTCCGCTCTGCTTGACGTAGAATTTCTAGAACCAAATGATATTTGGTTTTAGTCTCTACTAAAGCGTGAACGGGGAAAGGCGTCACCTCCATTCCTTTGTGAAACCATCTCTTCGCGAATTCGAACGTGTCTTCTGACACGTGAGTTTTCGTTTCGGAGATCGGTACATCCAAAGAATGAAGAATCTTCCGGTATTCCATTGCAGTAGCGTCATCACCTATTACGATGTCATCACCTAGTATCATGTAGTTGCAAGCCTTGAATGGGATCTTAGATCCCATCACGGCTTCGATAGGCCAGTAGGCCCGTCGAAAAGCAGCATACACGACTAAGTGATGCGTAAGGGTGAAGGCTGCTCAGCTCGAATAAGCTCCCAGAGGTTGACCGGTCCTTCATAGGACCTGTTTACCTTCTGGGGTCTTAAACGGGTACTGAGTCAGCACGCGTGCCCAAGCTTCTGCTTTCTCGACTCCTATCAGTCGACAGAGAACCTCCTTCTGCAAATGCAGAGGGAAGCGATCGGTCGCTGATGTGAGATCGAGTGAGTGGTAGCTACCGAAAGGAGGAGCTAAAGGCTCTCCACTAGCCTGTACAAAAGTACGGTCTTGTGGAATCGTCTTAAGGATCCTAAAGATCCCTAGATGAATGGGTCTTAGCACACTTTGGCTATAATAGTCAAAGATAGCAAAGACTCGGCTTTTAGCTTCTCGGTCTGCCTTAATAGATACTTTCCGAAAACACGTAAAACGTGCTTTAGGAGAGTATAATTCTATTACTGCAGCCCAGAGCTCGTCGGATCATCGGCGATAAGACTGTCGGAGGAGTCGAAATCGGCTCCCTCCGATAGTCTCTAGATCGCTTAATAGATCTTCCGGTAATAACCGGTAAGTACCTATCGCGGTCGTCGCCGCAGGTCCGTTGGGCCCTGCTTTCGTTGACCAGTGCCATCCACCCCAGTCGGTGGAGAAAGGTTTCGCTCCGATTTCTGTTAAGAAGTCTGGAATGAATCCTGGGAGAGATCCCAATGATCCATTTCATGGCTTCGTAATAGGATCGTAGTCGACTTTCTTCCCTCCCGCTATTCCTCGGGTCACGCTCAGAAGAGTGAGACCTAAAGAAATTGCGTGAGGATCTCCCCGTCTGATGAGGATTCTAATCGACCCCGGAAGGAGTCGAGGAAGCCCATCAGATGTTAAGGAGATACCGGCTGGTGCTGAGAGAGGATGTCCCGCGAGGTATCTCGTAAGGGCTAACCGATGCAGTTTTACTGTATCGGCCGTCCAAACAAGACCCCGTGTGACACTCCAGATCTTGATTCGATTCAAGGCCCGGAGAAAGTCCTCTCTCGGTACTGCGGGACTGATCGCCTGAGAGTAGTAATGCTTCACTACCCAAAAGAAAATTTTGGTTAGTGTTAGTGTTATGAATCCAGCGGTTAGTTAGATGGTATTGGGTCTAGTGCATACACCTGCTGAGCTTCCCAAGGCCCAAAAGGGTTAGGGGGCTAGCCTTCCTCTTGCTCGCGCGGGTACCAGCCGCTTCTGTTTTACAGGGCGAGTTTGGTATACCTCGAGCAGGTGGATACGCTACGCACTAGATACTGGAATGGTGGTGCCACGACCGTAAGGTCGTGGGATCCTCTCTAACTCCAGAGGGTTGACCCGATGGGAAACTATTGGGTTGATCCCAAGTAGCTTGACCTGCGTCAGCAGGT